AATAAGCGTAAAGAAAAAGCTTTGATGTTTGGTGAAGATCATACAGTATGGCAGAGTTTACCTGATTGTACAGTTTATTTAAACAAACAGCGCCATGGGAATGGTATTGAGACACAATGGGGTTTTTGGTTTGATAGTAAAACATTTAGATATAAGGAGCGACCGTGACAATAAATGGATTTATAAAACAAATGAAAGAGTTATTTGGAGATATTGAATATAAAGTTTCTTCTATTGACGGTAGAGTATTTAAGACAAAAGGTTATGATGAAAAAAATTATCAAAATAGCAAACGGAAAAAACAAGGAAGCGATAAGTGCAATTGGTAGATTAGACCAAGCCAAAGATTGGAAAATAACCATTGAAGAATGGGATTATAAAAGAAGTATAGACCAAAATAGAAGGTATTGGGAGCTACTAACAGAGATTGGCAATAATTTAGGATATAAGCCTGATGAGATGCACGCATTAATGGCTTATAAATATCTATCTTATAAAGATGAAGTACTAAACGAAGAGATAACCGTTATTCCTTCTACAACATCATTAACAATAAAGGAATTTAATACATATATGAGTAACGTAGAGAATTTTGGTACAACTGTTGGGGTAAAATTTATTGGCAACTAAAAGAGAAAAAGAATATTTTGCTAAACTAGTAGAATTTGGATGTATCGTTTGCCGTATAAAACATGGTGTATATACACACCCATCTATTCATCACATTAGAGAAGGTGTAGGTATTGGGCAACGTAACACTGCAGATAACTGTTTACCATTGTGTCCTATGCATCATCAACATGGCGGATATGGCATAGCGTTTCATGCAGGTAAAAAAGCATTTGAAAAAAATTTTGGTACTGAATTAGAATTACTTCAAAGTTTAAAGGATATGTTATGAAAATTATGTTGTTGAGTATATTATTGTTTATATCGATAGCTATCTTTGCAAAAGAAATAAATCCGTTTAAGTATGTGTTAATTATTAATGATATATACCAAGGAACTTATAAGTCATGTGAATTAGCTTTTAAGCATAGAACTAATGAAAATGCAAGGTGTATCAACAAAGAGTATATGAATTTACCTAAAAGTTTTAAACATAGGTATATAGATTTGAAAGAAAAATGTTTACTAAGGAGGTATTGTAATGGGAAAAGGTAGTGGCCGTAGACCTTTAAAGGTTTCGGTAGGTGAATTTAATAATTCATGGGATAGAATTTTTAAAAAAACAAATAAATTACGAGAGAAAGATGGCAAAAACAAGTCCGACAGTACTGACGCTGCAAAAGCTAAAGAAAGATGGGTGGACCACAGTAGCGATTGTTGAGCGATGGAATCCTTTTGCTCGAATAAGGCAGGATTTATTCGGTTGTATAGACATATTAGCTATAAAAGATGGTGACACGTTAGCAATACAATGCACGACATATGGTAATAGAAATTCTCGTGTTAAAAAAATTAGCGACAACGAACATGTGCCTAATATGAGAAAAGCAAATTGGTCTATAGAAGTTTGGGGATGGCATAAAAAAAATAATAAATGGGAAGTTAACATTATAGATTTATCTTAAGGAGTGTTTATGGATTTGTATCAAAAAATTATTGCAAACAGTAGGTATGCAAGATACCTGCCAGAATTAAAACGTAGAGAAACGTGGGAAGAAACTGTCAATAGACTAATTGACTATATCAAAGAAAATGCACCAGGGCTCAACGAGGTGCTTCCAAGATTAAAAAACGCTGTGTATAATTTAGATGTTATGCCTAGTATGAGGTTAATGATGTCTGCAGGTGAGGCTTGTAGACGTGATAATATTTCAGCGTACAATTGTAGTTATTTAGCAGTAAATAATAAACGTGCTTTTTCAGAATGTTTATATATATTAATGAATGGAACAGGAGTTGGTTTCTCATGCGAGAGACAGGATATTAACAAATTACCTGAAATACCTGATAGTATAGCTCAATGTGAAGATGTTATAGTTGTAGGCGATAGTAAATTAGGTTGGGCTAAAGCTTTTAAAAAACTATTATCTAGTTTATGGGAAGGTGATATACCTACAATAGATTACTCTCAAGTAAGACCTGCAGGAGCAAGATTAAAAGTATTTGGTGGCAGAGCATCTGGACCTGAGCCATTAAAAAGATTATTCAATTTTGTAATAGATACTTTTGCAGAGGCTAAAGGCAGAAGATTAAACTCTATTGAAGTACATGACATTATGTGTATGATAGGTGAAATTGTAGTTGTAGGCGGAGTTAGAAGATCTGCGTTAATTTCACTATCAAATTTAACTGATAGGAGAATGCGTGAAGCTAAAATAGGTGCATGGTATAACGATTATCCATGGAGAGGATTAGCTAACAATTCAGTTGCATATACTGAAAAACCAGACGTAGAAACTTTTATGGAAGAATGGTTATCATTAGTTAAATCTAAATCAGGTGAACGTGGTATTTTCAATAGGGTAGCAGCTCAAGAACAAGCTAGCAAATGGGGAAGAAGAGATTATGATTTGCCTTATGGTACCAACCCATGTTCAGAGATTATTTTGCGTGATAAACAATTTTGTAATCTTACTGAAGTAGTTGTACGTGCTAATGATACAGAGCAAACATTAAAAAATAAAGTTGAATTAGCTACTATATTAGGAACCTTTCAATCTACATTAACAGATTTTCAATTCTTATCTTCGGAGTGGAAGAAAAATACTGAAGAAGAAAGATTGTTAGGTGTTTCATTAACTGGGATTATGGATGCTAAAATCACTAGTCATCCAGACCCTAAAATGTTAGAAAGGTTAAGAGATTATGCGAGGGAGACGAATGAGATATATGCGAAGAAACTCGGAATACCACGGAGTGCTGCCATTACTTGTGTTAAGCCTAGTGGTACAGTTTCTCAGCTTGTCGATTCTGCATCAGGGATTCATGCACGACATAATAGTTACTACATCAGAAGAATCAGAATGGACAAAAAAGACCCCATTTATAATTTCCTTAGAGACAAAGGCGTCCAAGTAGAAGACGAGCAATTTAGACCAGACTCTACAGCTGTGTTTAGTTTTCCTATTAAAGCACCAAAAGGAGCTATGCTAAGAAATGATACGACTGCGATTGAGCAATTAGAAAATTGGTTAGTATATCAAAGACATTGGTGTGAGCACAAACCGTCTGTAACTATATCAGTAAAAGACGAAGAATGGGTAGAAGTAGGTGCATGGGTTTGGAAATACTTTGACGAAATTAGTGGTGTATCATTTTTACCTTATAGTGACCATTCATATGTGCAAGCTCCTTATGAAGACTGCACTGAAGAGCAATATAATGATTTAAAAGCTATTACTCCTCATGACTTAGATTTTACAGAGTTTATAGAAGAAGATGATAATACTATTAGCGCTCAAACATTAGCTTGTGCAGGTGGCACGTGTGAAATTTGATTAAAATCAATAACTTAGGAGATATTTTTATCTATATATGAATATAAAAAAAGAAGTTAAACACTACACTATCGGGTCGATTGAGACAATTGATTTCATTAAAGCAAAATTAAGCAAAGAAGAGTTCTTAGGGTACTTACGCGGCAATGTCATCAAATATCTCAGTCGAGCCAACTATAAAGATTCAGCCGTAGAAGATTACGAGAAAGCTAAAGTATATCTATCTTGGCTGATAGAGGAGCAATCAAGTAAGGCTTAGACTACTTCCCTTATGAACTTTGCATATTTCAACCTGTTATAATGAAAGGATGTAATATGTGGACTAAACCAGAAGCATGTGAAATGCGCTTTGGCTTTGAAGTTACAATGTATGTAATGAATAAGTAATTTATACTGGAGGAGTCACACGTAATTCTCCTGCGTGTATGGTTATGCAACATAACCCTCCTCCTTTTATTATTAATTAAGGTAATTATGATGGGTGCACCATTCAACAATAAAAATTCAAGCAAAGAAAATAGAGTATGGTCTAAAATAGTTAAAAAATTGGCCGTGCAAGAAGATTATGCACGATTACATCGTGTTGCTAATGCGTTATTTGAAAAAGCTGCCGAAGGAGATATATCTGCAATAAAAGAATTAGGCGACAGAATCGACGGTAAATCTTTGCAGGAAAATATGTTAACAGGAGATAGCGATCAACCTTTGACAATAAAGGTTGTTACTGGAATTGATGACGGAGACAATTAGTACAGGATATACACCAAGAGAACCTCAAAAATTAATTCATCAAGGTGTAAAAGATAATAGATTTGTTGTAGCTGTATGTCATAGACGTATGGGTAAAACAGTAGCAGCAATTAATCAATTAATACATAGTGCTTTAAAGTGCGACAAAAAAGAGCCAAGATTAGCTTATATAGCCCCTACATATTCGCAAGCTAAAAGAATAGCGTGGGATTATTTACTTGAATACACAAGACCATTAGGAGCAAAGGCTAATATTGCTGAATTACGTGTTGACTTTATGGGTAGACGTATCTCACTATACGGTGCTGATAGTCCTGATGCCCTTCGCGGTATTTACCTTGATGGTTGTGTTATTGACGAAATTGGTGACGTTTCTCCGGCGTTATTTACTGAAGTAATAAGACCAGCATTATCAGATAGACTCGGATGGTGCATGTTTATTGGAACACCAAAAGGTGCTAATCACTTTAAAGAGTTACGTGATAGAGCAGATGAAGGAGATGGTTGGAAATTATTGCAATTCAAAGCAAGTCAAACTAATTTAATATCTCAACAAGAGTTAATAGATGCTAAAAAAGCAATGGGAGATAATAAATATAATCAAGAGTTTGAAATAAGCTTTGATGCTCCTATTGTTGGTAGTTATTATGGTGAATTATTGTCCAAATCAGAACAAGATAATCATATAACTAATATAGCAGAAGATACATTATGTAAAGGTATTACAGCTTGGGACTTAGGTGTTGGAGATTCAACTTCTATATGGGTTGCTCAATTACATGGTGCAGAAATTAGGCTAATTAATTATTATGAAAACCATGGACAAGGATTAGATCATTATGTTGAATGGATAAGAGATAATAACTATACGCATTATGAGCATATATTACCTCATGATGTAGAGGTTAGAGAATTAGGTACAGGTAAATCTAGAAAAGAAGTATTAGAAGAAGCTGGTTTAACTATAACAGTAGCACCAAGATTAAGCATAGAAGATGGTATACAACAAGTAAGACGTATAATACCTAATTGTTGGTTTAATAAAGATACCACAAAATACGGATTAGAATGCTTACGCAATTATAGAAGACAGTTTAACGATAAACTAAATGTATATATGGAGAAACCATTGCATGATTGGTCAAGTCATTGTGCTGATGCGTTTAGATATTTAGCTGTTGGTATGAATACAACTTATGATACATGGAACAAACCATTAGATAATAACGTTAAAAGATTATTTGTATAAGGAGAATGCTATGGACATACATAAAAGAGATCACGTATGGCTAGTAAAATGGATTAGTTCTATATTAATGGTTGTTACTATGGCGTTAACAGCTGCAAACATATTCCCTTTAAATATTACATTAGGTGTAATATCTAGTATAGGTTGGTTATATGTATCTTTAAGATGGTCAGATAGATCACTAATCATACTTAATTCTACGGCAGTATTTATATATACTTTGGGTATTTTTAAACTTTTTTCATAAAATTGTGTACTTTTTCTCCAGACGTGATAGGATATATCTAAGTTAATCACAAAGGAGAACAAAATGGAAGTAAAAAAATATGCAATATATATGATGTGGACTGATAGAGTACCATTTGAAGTGATCAAGGTTATATCAGATAAGACTCTAGAAGTAAGAGAGTTAGATGCTGATTTAATAGGTTTAGATAAAATGGACCCTCAAAACACACAAGAATATAAATTTTCCTCTAACGTAAACAATCAAATGTATAGAATAAGAAAAAGTAAAAGAGGATATTGGGTTCATAAACATAAGAAATTTTTATTATCAGACGTTCCTTATAAATTCTTCGACTATCAATTTTAACCCTCAGGGGTAAGAAATTACCCCATTTAATATAGATATATATCTACTTGTAACCAGGGTCACCTGGTGCATTTTTGTGCATTTTTTTAAAAAAAAACTTATTTAAAATCAATAACTTAGAGGTGTATACAATGGGCTGCGGATATAACAAACGTGGTAAAGGTAAAAAAGGTAAATAATATGTGGTCTTTTCATATATTTTTTGGTCTACAATTTGGTTTTGAGTTCTATGATGGCGAAAAGATAGATGATAGCAAAAATATACACTCATATAGTTTCTTTATTATAGATATTGGATGTATTCGTATTCAGCGTCAAGATTATTTAGGAATGAACTTATAAATGGATTGGAAAGAATTATATCAGATGATACCTTTACAAGTTAGGACCTTTGGTGAGACTGTAACTGGAGATACATCTCCTATTACTCAACAAAACTTAAGTGAAGCTGATATAGATAGATTACAAGATGTTATTGCTGCTTCAAGATCATATAAGCAAGGTTTGTTAGATCAGTTTTATGGTCAAGATAATCCTGATATGGATAATTATGCTTATAATCAATACAAAAAAGCATTTCCAAATGAAGAAGCTGTGCAATATTTTCAATCAGGTGGTGGCAATGTAAGTTACGATGATTATTACAATGCAAGACAAGGTGGAAGGGGTGATCTCGACATTAGTCCGTCTGCTTCTATTATGAATACATTAGGTCAGTTTTCATATTCAACCGCAGATAATCCTGAAAAAACACTAAACATTACAGACTCTTACGATTTTTACAATGACTATAATGCGCAAGTTATGCCAAAAGAAGTAGCAAATACAGCTAGATATGAGGGTTTAGACAATTTAGATAAATTAAAACTATTAGCTAAAGAAACGTGGCAAATGCCTGGAAGACAAGCTGATATGAAAACTGGCATACAGTCATTACCATCAAGATTAGGTAATGCTTTTGTAGGTAAAGATAATGCAAGACCTGTAAATATTCAGTTTACACCAAACAGAGATTTGAATCCTTCAGAAATGCAACGTAATGCAATTAAAGACGTTATACTACAACAAATATTAGGTAATTATTGATGGCTAAATTAGATGATAATAATTTAAAAAGTATATTAGAAGCAGAGATAGATGATTCTATTGGCTTTTTAGAAACTGAAACAACAGACGAGAGACAACGCGCTTTAGAGTACTATTTACGTGAACCTTATGGTAATGAAGTAGAAGGCAAATCTTCTATTATTACGGGTGAAGTAGCTGAAGTTGTTGATGGTGCATTACCTCAATTAATGCGCGTGTTTACATCATCTGATGATGCTGTACAGTTTGAACCTGTAAATCAAGGTGACAATGAATTAGCAGAACAAGCAACAGTCTATGTAAACCATATATTCTATAAAGACAATAACGGCTTTGAAATCATGCACGATTGGTTTAAAGATGCGTTATTACAAAAGGTAGGTGTAGTAAAGGCTTATTGGGATAACAAAGTAGATGTTACAACAGAAAAGTATTACGACCTTACCGATGATGAATTAATATTATTAACTCAAGATACTGATGTAGAAATAGTAGAACAAGAATCGACTGTAATACAAGAGGCTTTAATAGATGAAATGACTGGTATACAAACAACGCCAGCAGTCTCTTCTCACAACATCAAACTTAGAAGAAGAAAAGATAAAGGTAAAGTTGTAGTTGAAAACGTACCACCTGAAGAGTTTTTAATTAGTAAACGTGCAAGAACAATATCAGACTCTCCATTTGTTGCTCATCGTAAGATGGTTACCAGATCTGAGTTGATTGCTATGGGTTATTCTGAAGATGTAGTTAATAGTTTACCTTCACAAGACGCATTAGAGTTCTCTCCAGAAAGAATTGCACGATACTCACGTGGTGAACAACCTACAGATATGCAATCTAATGATTCAGCTATGCAATTGGTTGAATATTTTGAATGTTATATTAAAGTAGATTATGATGGCGATGGTATTGCCGAATTAAGAAGAATATGTTATTCTGGTAACGAAATACTAAACAACGAAGAATGCGACTATATTCCATTCCATTCATTATGTCCAATTCCAATACCACATAAATTCTATGGTCACTCATTAGCAGATAGAGCATTAGATCTACAATTAATTAAATCTACTATTACACGTCAAATGTTAGATAACTTATATTTAACTAATAACTATCGTGTAGGAGCAGTAGAAGGTCAAGTTAATTTAGATGACCTATTAACATCGACAGCGGGCGGTGTAGTGCGTATGAAGAATCCAAATGCTATTGTACCTATGACAGTGCAAAGCAATGCGGCACAATCATTCCCTATGTTGCAATACTTAGATGAAGTACAAGCAAAACGATCTGGTGTATCAGATGCACAACAAGGTCTTGATGTTAATGTATTACAGAACGTAACAGCTACTGCAATTGCAGCAATGACAAGCGCTGCTGGTGGTAAATTAGAACTAATAGCACGTATATTTGCTGATACAGGTGTTTCATCTCTATTCAAAGGTATTTTGCAATTAGTATGTAAATACCAACAAAAAGAACGTATTATTAAAGTTAGCAATAAGTATGTACCTATGGACCCAAGAGAGTGGAACAGTGAGTATAACATTACAGTTAACGTTGGTTTAGGCACAGGTTCTAAGCAAGAACAATTAGCTGTTATGCAAATGATTCTTGATAAACAAGAGCAAATAATAACTCAATACGGTTTAGCTAATCCATTAGTTAACCTAAAACAATATAGAGATACGTTAGCCAGATTTGTTAACATGGCAGGGTTTAAAGACGACAGTCAATTCTTAATGGACGTGACTGAAGAACAAGCACAAATGCTAGCACAACAACAAGCACAAGCAGGTCAATCTAATCCACAAGTACAGGCTGCTGAAGCAATAGCTCAAGCAGAAAGAGAAAAAGCTCAATTGAAAGCTCAAACAGATGCTGCTAAACTAGAATTAGAGAAACAGCAATTAGAATTAAAAGCACAGAAAGACATGCTTGATCTACAACAGAAACAAATTCAATTTGAAAAAGAAATGGCATTAAGAGAATTAGAGTTAGCTCAAAAAGCACAATCAGATAGTGATAAAAATAGAATATCTGAATCTAAAGAGTTAATAAATGCATTGGATAAGATTAATAACCTAACTAGAATATAATGATAAGTAAACAAGACATATCTGATATTTTGCGTAATGAATCATTTAAAGAGATAATAGATAATATTATCAACTCTCATATAAACATTATTATAAATAGTGATAGTGATGAAGACGACAAAAGAGAGCAAGCATATACAAGAATAAGAGTAACTCAAGAATTACTAGCACACCTTCAATCTATTGTGGATTCGCAAAAGATAGAAGATGCTAAGTGGAAGATTTAGACATTAGTCTAATTGGTCGCTAGTACCTAACTAGCAAATAAAAAGGAAATAAAATGGAAGAGCAAACCACGACTCCCGAACAGGGAAGTGAAACTCTAACTGTGAATGAAGCAGCTAACGCATTTGAAGGCTTCTTAACAGCAGCAGAGGATTCACAAGAACAACCAGAAGCTGATGAAACAGAAGCAGAAGATAGTTCAGACTATGAAGAAGCTGTAGAAGCTACTGAAGATGATGTAGTTGATGCAGAAGATGTAGACACAGATGATGACAATGAAGTTGAAGAAGAGGAACAACCTCAAACCTTTCGTGTAAAAGCGGCAGGTGAAGAAAAGGAAGTCACCCTCGAAGAATTAATGCAAGGTTATCAACTTGGTGCTGATTACACTAAAAAGACTCAAGAAGTTGCAGAACTTCGTAAAGCAAATGAAGCTGAACGACAAGCAATAGAAGAGTCTAAGAGAGTTAGAGATGATTATGCTCAAAGGTTAAAAGCTATAGAAGACTTCTTATCTCAAGGAAGTTCACAAGTAGATTTAGCCGCATTAAAAGAGAATGACCCGATAGGATATGCAGTAAAAGTAGCAGAACAGACCGAGAAAAAAGAACAATTAGAAGCTGTAAGAGCTGAGCAGCAACGCATTGCACAACAGCAACAAGCGGAGCAATATCAAGCCATGCAAAGATTCGTTCAAGAAGAGTCTAAAAAATTAAGTCAAGTCCTACCAGAGTTTTCAGATAAAGTCAAAGGCGAACAAATTCGTAATGAAATTCGTAACTATGGCAAGCGTTTGGGTTTCACAGACCAAGAATTATCACAGGTCTATGATTCTCGTTACGTACTGACGTTGCATAAAGCTATGATGTATGATAAGCTACAACAATCTAAACCTGGAGTTAAAAAGAAAGTAGCTGAAGCTCCAAAAATGGTTAGATCCGGTACACAAGTAAAGCAACAAACAAGTGATGTACGTAAAAAACAAATGGCAAGGTTACGGCAATCTGGCAAAAAAGAAGATGCCGCAGCTTTATTTGAAAACTTTATATAAACAAGGATGTGAATAAAAATGGCAACATTTCAAACTTATCAATCCATTGGTAATCGTGAAGATTTAACCGATGTGAT